CAAGTGGTATTGACTCGAATCCGCAGGCCGGACAGTCGCGCAGCTTACTTAAATTAATGTTCATTTCTATTCTCCCCTTTCAATTTAATAGCACCGACGGAAACCCCGGCGGACAATCCTCCTCGGATGTATCGTTCTTCTACCGAGGCAAAAGCAGTATAACAGTAGTTCAATGCGTGCCCATAGTGATCGGGCCCTGAATTGACCCAGCGGAAAGTCTCTGCCCCCATAACCTTAATCTTCTTAAGGTTATCAAGGTGTTCCGCCATGACTTTAAAGCCAGGACTATCCCTGAAGGTAATCTGTCCTGAGTTGGCCGCCTTTGCAGTAGCGTCAAAGGAGGGTGTTCTATCAATAGTAACAATGCCAGAGGACTCATTAAAAGTATAGATATCCAAGGTATTCGCCTTAGAACCCCCGTAGTAAGCTCCAAAGGCTTGCCCCTCATTAAGAAATCCATGTATATACATTGCTGTCTCGTAGTTTGGAGCCGCATCAGCAATAATCCTAACCCCTAAAAGGTCACGGAAAACCTCTACCAAAAATTCCCCCAGGTTAACATTCTCCAGGTCTTTAACCTCTATCTTCTCGGCGCAGACAATGTCGAGTTTGCCTGTAACCGTAGGAACACCGATAACCACCCAGGACTGTTTACCCAGATCGGCTCCTATAAACACCCTCCGAGGACCCAAAGTATCCGCTCGTAGAGAGGCGATAGACCACCCAATACCTTCTTTTTGCAGAGGCAGGAAGGAGTTCTCGCTATCCGCATAAGGTGTGCCACAACGGAAGTTTACCCAGTCGCCATGTAGTTTATACCGCTTGATAGAGGTAAGTACGTCGACTAAAGGGTTATACTTTGGCACATCCCAGGGGCATACTTGAAACCCTTTCTTAGTGACTCCGCTGGCGCTGATACTGTGTTTGTGCGCCCACTCGCGGCCAGCCGGGTCAGCGAAGTCGGAGTAATCTATAGGTCCTCCACAGGAGGGGCATTTAACATAGGCATCAAAGACACCAGGAAACCTTTCATCCCCTTTCCTGTATTCTGCTATACCTCCATCAAACCCTGGAATAATTACATCCCTGAAGAATGAAGGGGCTACCAGTTGGCCACACTTACTGTGGCGTACCATATAGTGTCCTTGAGTACTGTCGGCATACAAGGCAGAAATACCATATTTTGGCACTGTAGGCGTGGAGAAATCCTTAGTCAATTTAAGGTCACTATGCTGCAACCTGGAGGCAAAGGAACCTAAAACGTCCTGATTGCAGTGATCTATTTCATCAGTTATGATGCAATCTAAATCTACAGAAATAGCTGCGGTAGTGCCAGAAGTACCTCTCATAATAAGGAAACAAGTCCCTACTCTTTTGGCTCCAGTATTATCTACTTCTTTAGACAGTACAGACTTTATATACTCTGAGCTCTCTATAGCGGGCCCAAACCTGGTTGACGCGAATTCAGAAGAAAACTTAGCTGTGGGAAGTACGTAAGCAATCTTCCTGTAGTCATTCATAGCGCAAAAGGCTAGGCTTATACGGATGGATAATTCTGACAGGCCTACCTGAGCGCATTTCAGGATAGCCATGTCTGCTTCCTTCTCGTCCGCTATTGCGATTTGAAATTCATGATCTAAAAACGACCATTGGTCCCGCCCATTGCGGGGATGTTTAAAATTCTCTATGATGTAATCAGACATGACTAGAGCATGCCTATTTACTGAGGTCTGAACCCCTTGAGAGAATTGTCTTACTCTACTATCAAACTCTAACATCACTTACTCCCTGGCCCGTAGTTATCGTATATTTCCTGCATGCTTAACCCTCTCCTAACTCTATAGTAGGACATCATTTTCCTGTCTATCCCCCACAAACTAGCCCAATTAATAGAGGTCATACTCTGCCCCTTAAATTCAATAGGCGCCCTAGTAGACTTAACCCCAGGCAGCTTACCCTTCAGGACCCATTTTCTGGTAGTAGGCTCGCTTGCCTTATACAACTTAGACCACTGCAGGATAGTTCTGGATTTGCTGTCATACCCCTCTACACAGTAGGTCTCCCCTACTTTGACCTGAGAGGTTAAACTGTCTCCTGTAAGCCCTTGGCTCAGCCTCAACCTAACCGTAGCGGCGGAGCACCCTATCTCCGCTGCGGTTTCGTCTACGGTTAGGTTACCTACCAGCGTTGTCTCCTTCGCCCTCTGTGTGAATGCCTTCTCAACGGACCACCCGTAAGCGGTTATTCTGCAATACACGGCGTGATTGGTAAGTCCTAGCTCTGTTTTAAAGTCGATAGTAGCACACCAGTCTTTGAATGTTTTTGACTCTCCCCGGAACTCTACAATAAAGTTATTTCTTTTGTTTGTGTTTTGATCGGCGCGTGTAGCCCACCTGCAGTTAGAGGGAAAATACCCTTTGTCGTTATCTAGCCTCTCTAACGAATACAGCTTGCTGGGCCTGAGCCCCATGTCCTGGAGAAATTTATCAAAAGAGGTAAGCCACTCAGGGCATACGGAAATACCTCTGCCCCCGTAGTTAGCATATGATTTGTGGCTTTGAGTCCCACACCTAGCTTTCATACTACACCATGCTGAATATTCTACTGTTCTTGCTTTACTCATTGCCTACCCCTTAAAAGTGAACCTATGACTATAGAGAGTAAACACAGCCAAGTCAACCAAAACTTACAAGACCCAACTACATCTAAGGAATCTTGAAGCTAGTCACTGCTCAGTCTTTAGAGTAGCCCTCAAGCGTCTTAAAAAACTCAGACCTGTTTGCCTCAGGCAAAGTTTTTACGGCAGCTAAAACTGCCGCCTTGAGATTCGCCTCCCCTTTCATAATATTGATGTCTTTTCTCGCTTTCATATAAAGGGATATAACCGACCCCATAGATGAGACTACCGTAGATAACTCCTTTAACCCTGCAGCATCCAGAAGGTTTCCTTCGTCATCCACCACCTTTTTCTGCATCTTAAGCAAAAGAATATACTGCCGATCTACTTCGTTAACATTGAGAGAGACCACACCTTCGGACTCCTGGACTATATTTCTTAGGCGCTTAAGCTGCTCCGGGGAGATAATCTCATGGTACATTTCCAACTGGTTTATGTAGTCCTCAAGTTCACTTCCTAGCTTGTGGTAGTCGTGCATCTGTACCGCCTTGTACTGACCTTTACCCATAGTGCCTGTGCCTGCTTCAATACCTGTTTCAATACCTGTTTCAAAGGCGTCTTTAAGGCTCATGTTTTTAATCCTGTGTTATAGCTGAGGGTTACTGACTTAACCAGGTCAATAACCTCTGTAGAAAGAAACAAAGGGTAATCCATAGAGAACCTCCATTCAGGCATTACTGTGGAGGTAACTTTGACTACCTTGAGTTTAAAATCTATGGTGATAGTGAATTCAGTGGTAGGGTAACCCGATGGCATTAAAAATTTGTTTGCTAGAGCGGTATGCAACTCACGGTGCTTCATAGTAGCCTCAACTTGGGAGATATAGTAAGATTATTTTCCAAATCTTAACATAATCCTAACAAAGGCATCCCAAAATGGCAGAAGGTACAACAGTTACTCTCCCTAGAAAGGTTATTGCATCAAAGGCCAGGTTATCCGACCCAGGATTCTCCAGAGAAGCTGGGTCGGATATCCGTGATACTGAGACCAGTTACCTTAATCAAAGTATTCAAACCTTAAGGCAGGTTGACCCGGTAAAGGCTATACGGGCGCTATCAAGGTTTAATGGCGTATTCTCTACTGCCGTGTCTAGCTACATACAGCTAGCCATGTCTGGCTATACCCTGACAGGGTACGCGGCTGGTACTAATCAATACGATGACCAATTAACCCAGGCAGCGGCGACAGTCCAGGCAAGTACGGATACGCTATATGACTACACTGTAGGCTACGCCGATAAGCAAGGATTGGATGGCACCCTAGAGACATTACTGAAGGAAGTTATCCAGACAGGTGCTTGCTCCCTGGAGCTAGTGTTAAATAAGTATAGACTACCTGAGAGAATGATCCCTGTCTCTGTCCCCTCAATACAATGGAAGTCTAAATCCGACGGTACAAAATTTCCTGAGCAAATACCCTCTGCGGGGGGAGGCGATAACATCCCTCTGGATATTCCGACATTTTTCTACGCGGCAAGTCACCAGCAAAGTGATAGTATCTTCCCAAGAAGCCCAATGGAAGCAGCTCTCCAGACAGTTTTCGTGTTCGGGGAGTTCATTGAAGACGTTTACAAAATCCTGCGCAAAGCTGGGCATGCAAGGATGGTCGTTACAATCCTACAAGAGGAGGCTATTAAAGGTGCCCCTGCCGAGGCACAGAGCGACCCTGAAAAAATGGCGGCCTACCTAAATACACTGAGAAAGGAAATCGAGACTTTAGTGGAAGGTCTGGAACCTGATGAAGCTATCGTTACTTACGACACAGCTAAAGTTGAACTACTTAGAGCACAAGGGGAGAAGTCAGACTATACCGGGTTGCTTGATGCTTTTTCAGGGATGCTGGCTACCAGCCTAAAGTCTATGCCCAGTACCTTAGGGTTACGTATTTCAGGGTCGCAGAGTCTGTCAAATACCGAGTCTCTGATATTTTTGAAGATGGTTACTAGTATACAGACCCCTGTAGAAGTGATAATGTCTCGGGCATTTACATTGGCTACACGACTGTTAACGGGAACCGATGGCTATGTTAAGTTTAAGTTTAATCCTGTGGATATCCGACCAGAGAGCGAACTCAGCGCCCACAGATCCGTAGATGCCCAAGGTATTTATAGAAACTTATCTATGGGATTCCTCACCGACGAAGAGGCTGCTCATAAGTTAGGGACAGGTCCAAGGGCACCTGGCGCTCCTAAGTTGTCCGGGACTATGTTTATGGACGCTACGGGTGCTAACGACCCCAAACCTAAAGACCTGACTGATAATTCCGGTGCACAGGAAAAAAATCTATCAGAAGGAAATGAGAATGGTTCTGCCACCAGCAGTGGCGGCGGAGCAGACAAATAATGAAAATTAAAATTAAAATTAGAGCATGATCACGTTAATATATATAGGAACCCTATTGCTGACCTACCTGGCCGCTGGTCTTTTACTTGCATTTACAGACTGCACGTACAAGGGTGACAAAAAATTACCCCTAAAAATGGTGATGTTTTGGCCTGTACTTTCTTTCTTAGAGATAGCTAAAGGAGAGCCTTAATGCCTTATAACGGAATTCACAGTAGTAAGGTTACGTCAGGCAAAAAGCCTAGGGGCAGGGCAATCTACAGAGGTACTAGCCAATCTAGCGAGAACCTCAAGGATAGATTTATTTACTCTACAGGTTTATTTAAGCACTATTTCAAGAAAAAAGAGGAAATGATATGAACACCGTTATGTGGCTAGGGTCTGAGTCAGCTTACTATAAGCTCGCACAGGCTAGGAAATCTATGGGGGCTGCAAGCGTGGCCGATAAAAAACAAGCTTACTCCTTCGACGAGGAAGAAAGTGATCGAAATGGTCACTTTCTTTTAGACATTCAGGATAACGTTGCGGTTATCGAAGTCAAAGGGAAGTTAGTTGCGGGGGTTGAAGGCAGTTGGGGAAATTACTGGGGCGTGGTTGGGTACGGGGATATTAGCAATGCTATTGTCACCGCATTAAACGAAGGTGTCACCGATATAGTCTTTGATTACGACACCCCTGGAGGAGAAGTTAACGGCATCCAGGAACTGAGTGATTTTATAAAATCACTCCCTGAAACCTTTAACGTGTCCACTACCAGTTACAGTGGCGGAACCATAGCCAGCGGAGGTTTGTGGTTATCCACCGCCAGTGAAACCTTAAAGACGACAGCCATGACGGAAGTTGGCAGCTTGGGAGTCATTGCTATTACAGCGGAGATGACAGAGATGTACAAGGAGATGGGCATCAGTATAGAGGTGTTCAAATCAACTCCCTTAAAGGCTGCGGGGAATCCTTATGAAAAAATGACTCCAGAGATGAGGGCTGTTATCCAGGCTAACATAGACGAGACCGACGGTTTCTTCATCCAGGAGATTGCATCTAACCGTGACCTAAGCTACGATTACGTCAAGGAAAACATTGCTAACGGTAAGACTTGGTACGCGGCTGAGGCCCAACGCCTAGGATTGATTGACGGTATTGGTTCTTTCCAGAGCATTTTGCTTGCATTACGAGAGCAAAGTGCAGATAATCATAGTTTTCAACATGTTGAGGCATCAGAAATGAGTAGACGCAAACAAATTTTAAGTGATAAGGACGCCGCTGCCGCTATTGCATCAGGGGTTCCTGTGCAGAAAGTAGAGGAGGCTGCGGACTCTACAGACCCAGAAGAGGCTTCGAGTGAATCAGCTGGCACTGAAGCTACAGACTCAGCAGAGCCAACAGGTGACGCTAGCCAGGAAAGTGCAGAAGAGGAAGCGAGTGCAGAAGAGGAAGCGAGTGCAACCCCCGGCGACGTGGTTATAGCCCGTGTAGATTCTGACGCCCTGGCAATGTCGCTAACAACCCAACTTGAAGCAAGCCAGGATAAAGTAGTTGACCTTAAAGTCACACTTAAATTAGCTCAGGCTGATCTTGCTAAGATGGCAACAGCTCAGACTGGGTTCGTCGCTGTAACCGCAGCGGCGATCCAGCGAAACACTGTAGCCGTTGGTGGCTCTGCCCCTACCACAGAAAGTTTACTGGCAATAGATGCTGGTGCCTTACTTGTGCAGTATGAAGCTACGTCCGCGCTAGTGGTAGCCAGATTTGGCGGTAAGCAGGTATCAGTGCCTGTTAATGAAGATGAGGATAAGGAAGTGGATGCTGCAGCTCAGCAGCTGGATAAGACCTTGTTAAGCCAAGCTCGCATATAGCAATAAAGCATTTTAAGAAATAACCTAATTTACAATAGGAAAAAATTATGACTGATTTTACATTCACCGAGCTTGTTAACAGCCCTCATGCAGATGTTATCTCTGCGGCTCTTGGAGTTGACGCGGCTAATAAGCTGAGTGACAAAGATTTAGGCAAGCCTTTAGTAATGGCTTCAAGCGACAACTATGTTATCGCCGCTGTTGGCGATGAAATTGAAGGCTTTGGCGTATCAACGGAAGCCTACACGGTTAAAGATGGTATGGCCTTTGGATCTGTGCAGCGCAATATGCGCAAAAGGGTGCAGATTGCAACCACTGCGGTGGTGTGGGGTGACCTGGTTGTTGCTGCGGCTTCAGCCGCTATCGGCACCGCTGACGCTTACCCTCAAGTTAAGAAAGCGTTGGGCACTGAAGCTGGTGACTACAAGTGGCGTGTTATTCGTATTGTTACTGGTACAGGTGTAGTTGGCGACATTGTTTTAATTGAAAAAATCTAAGGAGCAAACTTATGCCTAAAATTAATTTTACAGATCACAGCGGAAAGCAGGTGGAAGCCGAGGTTACCGTACAGGATTACAAAGAAGCGGGCAAAGCTAATCAAAGCCTGTCCCAACTGTATGCTAAAAAATACCCTACGGTTGCGGGAGAGCCCACAGCTTTTGAGCAGTTTTGTGCTGCCTCTGGTATCCGGGTTCGTGCAGATAAATCTACAGGTATTCCAGCGACAAGCATGCAGGAAATCCTGGATGATGCTCCAAGCAAATATGCTGGAACAATTGTTCGTCCTGATGGCAGTGATCGAGGAGGTACCGCAGGACGCTTGTTATACCCTGAGGTCATGTTGAATTTGATCAATGCAAATTTGACCGAATCCAAAGAAGACTACCTGGCTCCTTGGGAATCTGCGATTGCAATGCGTACGACTGTTTCTAGTCCTCGTATTGACCAGCCTACTATTGATGTAACTGCCCCTGAAGATAGCAAAGCAATGCCTATCGGTCAGCTAGCAGAGCCAGCAGTGATGGTTAATATCACACTCGCTGATCGTGCTTACACAATCCCTACGAAGAGCATCGGGTTACAGGTGTCTGATCAGGCTCTTGAATCTACAACTCTGGATTTAGTGGGTATTGCCTTAGCATCCCAAGCTCGTGGCGAGCGTATCCGTCGTATCGAAGAAGATATGGCTAATATAATTAACGGTGATGTAGATTTTGGAATTAACGCGGTTCCTTTCGTAAATGCTAGTACGTTTGACGGTACTATTCCTGGTACCAACAAATTTACGCAACGTGCGTGGGTTAAATGGTTGCGTGCTAATTACCAGACGACTACTATCAGTCACTTGTTGTGTGACATTGATGCTGCTCTGGATATTGAAGCACGGGTTGGTCGTCCTACTGTATTTAGTGATACCTCAAGTCAGTCAAACTTGCTTAATCCAAACTACACAGTGGAAAACATGGGGTTGCCTACTCCTAAGATCTTGTTATTACCTACAAGCATCATCGGTGCTGATCAGGTAGTTGGTTTTGACTCAAGATCTGCGCTGCATGAAGTCACTAACGTGACTGCAAGTTACTCAGCGATAGAGGAATTTGTACTTCGGAGATCTGTTGCAATGAGATTCGATTTTGGAATTGCTCTTTTTAAGCTGTACGATGAGGCCTTCACCGGGGTGACTTTGGGAGCCTGATGATGTGTTAAGCTAGGCGCATAAGCCTGCTTTGTGTTACACTAAAAACCCTGGTACTACCACTACCAGGGTTTTTTTTTTATGCAAAGAGGGAAATGTTATGCAAAAGCTAATAAACATTGTTGGACAAGTCTTTAACAGCTGGACTGTGATACATTTTAGCGAAACGAGAAAGCGGCAGTCATTGTGGTTATGCCGGTGTGTTTGTGGCACTGAAAAAGTTATCAGAGCAGACGGGTTAAAGAATGGGACCACTAAATCCTGTGGCTGCCTCCGTAACCACGGGCAGGCCAGGTCTACCACATACAGGTCGTGGTCACACATGAAGGAAAGGTGTAACAACCCTAAGAATGTAAGCTACAAAACCTACGGAGCAAGAGGCATAAGCTATTGCCCAGAGTGGGAAGACTTCTTATGCTTTTTGAAAGACCTGGGAGAGAAGCCCGAAGGGATGTCTCTTGAGAGAGATGATGTTAACAAAGGTTACAGTAAAGAAAATTGTAGATGGGCGACACCACAGGTTCAAGCTCAGAATAGAAGACACTGTTTAGACTCTGACACAGTGTCTCTTATCTTAACTCTAAGTCAGCACGGCTGGACAGAGAGCACAATATACAAGGAACTAGACTTACCGAAATCAGTGGTAGGAAAAATTATCAGGAAGAAAACCTGGAAGAATGTAGGACCCCTCCCTGGGTGAGTTGTGGTAAACTCTCCAAAAACAATAAGTTTAAATAGGAAGTGAAATGGCTAGAACAAAAGCACACGAAAGACTACAGGAACAAAAGGCACTAGAAGAAGCCTCAGGCAAAGTAACTGAAGTCGATAAAGTCGATAAAGTCGATAAAGTCGATAAAGTCGATAAAGTCGATAAAGTCGAT